CCCAGCGACAGATTTTTTTTCCGCCCCCATGCGCGCGAGGATCGATGACAAAACCCAGAACACAGGTCCGCTTTGTCGACATCGACGAGCTGACACCCTACGAACGCAACGCGCGCACGCACAGCGAGGCGCAGGTCGCGCAGTTGGTGCGCTCCATCCGCGAGTTCGGGTGGACGATTCCCGTCCTGGCGGACGCGCAGGGCATCGTCGCCGGGCATGGCCGGGTCATGGCGGCCCGGCAGATCATCGCGGCGGGCGATGCGATCCGGCTGCCCAGCGGCGCGCCAATCCCGGCCGGCAAGATTCCCGTTCTGGACTGCTCCGGCTGGACCGATGAGCAGCGGCGGGCCTATGTCATCGCCGACAACCGGCTGGCCGAGAACGCCGGGTGGGATCAGGACATGCTCAGCGTCGAGATCGGCAGCCTCCAGGCCGCAGACTTCGATGTGACCTTCGCCGGCTTCGATCAGGCTGAGATCGACGCGATCCTGGGCGGCGGCGATGGCGGCGCGGGCGCTGCCGGCGGCGGCGCGACGCTGGCCGACAAGTTCATGGTTGCGCCTTTCTCGGTGCTGAATGCCCGCGAGGGCTGGTGGCAGGCCCGGAAGGCGGCGTGGATCGCCCTGGGCATCCGCAGCGAGGTCGGGCGCGGCGGCAACCTGATCGGCCGCTCGTTTCAAGAAACCATGTCGCTGCTTACCGGAACGCACTACAGCGAGGTCAAGGCGAACATCGAGCAGCAGCGCGCCGCCGGCATGAGCGACGAGCAGATCATCGCCAAGGCGCAGGCCGACAACCCGGCGCGGGCCAAGGGTGCGAAGGGGTCAAACCTGCTGGGCATGTCGCCGACGCTGCTCAAGCAGCGGCGCGGCCTGACGATCAGCGGCCAGGACTCGCTGACTGCCATCCAGGCCAAGGGCAATGGGCGCAAGCAGCCGCAGAAGGTGGCCGGCGTCCTGATGACCAGCGACAGCGGCAACGACCCGCGCTACTACGCCAAGAAGCAGGAGGCCGAGGCCAAGCTGGGCCGCACGCTGACGACCGAGGAGTTCCAGCGCGACCACTACCAGGGCCCGGACAGCTACGCCAGCGGCACCAGCATCTTCGACCCCGTCCTGGCCGAGCTTTCCTACCGCTGGTTCTGCCCGCCGGGCGGCCTGATCCTCGATCCGTTCGCCGGCGGCAGCGTTCGCGGCGTCGTGGCCTGCAAAACGGGGCGGCACTACATCGGGCACGAACTGCGCCAGGAGCAGGTCGATGCGAACCGCGAGCAGGGAAGTGAAATCTGCGGCGATGACGAGCGGCCGCCGGCCTGGATTTGCGGCGACAGCCGGCGGATCGACAGCACCTGCGGGGATGTCCAGGCGGACTTTGTGTTCAGCTGCCCGCCCTACGCTGATCTGGAGGTCTACAGCGACGCGCCCGACGACCTGAGCGCGATGGACTACGCCGACTTCCTGGCCGCCTACCGCGAGATCATCGCCAAGACCTGCGCGCTGCTGAAGCCCGACCGGTTTGCCTGCTTCGTTATTGGCGAGGTCCGCGACCCCAAGGGCATCTACCGCGACTTCGTGGGCGACACCGTGCAGGCGTTCCGCGACGCGGGCCTGGGCTACTACAACGAGGCAATCCTTGTCACCGCCGCCGGCAGCCTGCCGATCCGCGCGGGCCGGACGTTTTCAGCCTCGCGCAAGCTGGGCAAGACGCACCAGAACGTGCTGGTCTTCCTCAAGGGCGACGCCAAGAAGGCGGTTGCATCCTGCGGCGCTGTCGAGATCGATGAGGCGCTGTTCGCTGACGCGCCGCCCGAGGGTTTGGACGAGCAGCGTGTCGCTTGAGCTTCGCTTCCAGGCCGGCCCGATTGCCCAGGCATGGGCGGGCCTGTACCGCGCCGCTGATCGATCGCCGCTGCCGCAGGGCATAGCGGTCGGGCCTGCTGCGGCAGGGGCCTACATCAAGCTGGTTTGGCGCGGGTCGCCCTGGCGCATCGCCCGGGAAATCATGCCGGAGGGCGCGCAGGGCGGCCAGGGCAGGGTGGCAATCGTGCTGTTCTCAGGCGGCAAGGACAGCGCGGCGGCGGCGCTGCGGGCGGCTGCGGCCGGCTACGAGCCAATCCTGCTGTACGCGCAGGGCATCAACCCGGCCTATCCGGAGGAGATCGAGGCGGCGCGGCGGATGGCGGCGGCGCTGGCGATGCCGCTGCGCATCGTCGAGGTCAGGGCGCGGCGCGGGGCCTACATCGAGAACCCCACGAAAAACCAACTGTTGCTGGCCTGCGCCGCTGACATCGGGCTGCGCTGGGGCGCGTCGCTGCTGTCAGCCGGCATCATGGCGGCCGATCAGTCTCCCAACATGCCCTTTGGCGCGGGCCTGTCAGACGGCGCGGACTGCCAGGGCGCGGCGGCCGATTGGATCGAGCGGTTTGTCCCGGGCCTGCGCGTCGAGCGGGCGCCGATCCGCAACGACACGGACTCGCTACTCGAAGTTGCCCGGGCCGGCCTGCTGCCGCTGGCGCAGTCCTGCATGACCGGCGTGCGCTTTCGCGGCAGCCTGCGAACGCGCAACATGGCAAAGCACGGCGTCGATCTGATGCCGAACCGGTGCGGCAGTTGCTACAAATGCGCGCTGGAGTTCTTGACCCTGGGGTTGGCCGGCATGGGCCAGCGCAGCCAGGGCTACGAGGCGCACTGCGCGGACATCCTGACCGACAGCGCGGAGCGGATCAGCGGCCAGCGCATGCCGCGCGCCGATGCGCTGCGCCTGTTCATCGATCCTCAGCAGGTCGATGTAGCGGCGCTGGGTTGATCGGCAAGTCCTCAGGAGCCTCTTTCAACGGTCGATGTCGTGGGCATTGGGTTGCCGCGCCAGTCGGTCCACAGGTCCGAATTGCAGCCGCCGGCAGGCATTTCCTGCGGCGCGTCAAGCGGGCCGCCCATGTCAATGACCCGCGCCACGTGGTTGCATCGGTTGGTCTGATCGACGCAGGCGGCGAAGGCCTCATCGCGGCTGCGCACGCCGCCGGTCTTGCTGAAGGCCGCGTGGTTGAAAAAGCGGGGCTTCATCATTGGGCAGCCTGCGCTTTTCTGTAGTAGCGGGCCATCAGCGCGGCGCGGCCGGCATGGATCAGCGCGTCGGGATCGCGCCGGAGCTGGCGGACGAAGCCGGGGTTGGTGAACGCGATGTGCGCGTCGAGGATGGCGGCGCGGTGCGCGCCCAGGTCGGGGAACCTCGCTGCGATCGAGATTGCGCGGCGCAGATCGCCGGCATCGAGCGCGGCAAGGACTTGGGACAGTTTCGTGGCGGGCATTGGGGCGATCTCCTGGGTGCTGCCGCTGCTGCGGCGATGCCCGCATCTTGCCCGCGTTATCCCATATACGGGAAGCCCCAACAGGGTGCATTGCATGGAAGAACCCAAGAAATCTCGCGGCCGGCCGCCGCATCAGCCAAGCGCGGGCGACCGAACGAAGGTCAAGGTGATGGCCGGGCTGTGCATCCCTGACTACGACATCGCCAAGGTCATGCAACTGTCGCTGCCAACGCTGCGCCTGCACTACCGGCTTGAGCTTGAGATTGGGCACATCGAGCAAACGGCGATGGTTGGGCAGTCGCTGGTGAAGGCGGCGCTGAACGGCAACGTCCAAGCGCAGCGGTTCTACCTTCAGTGCCGGGCCGGCTGGATCGAGGCCCGGGCCCCTGCGGGCGAGCAGCCGGCGGCCGGCGAGGAAACGCCGGGCAAAAAGGAGGCGGCGCAGCGCGCAAGCCTCGGCGCTGAGGTGGGGACAGCCTGGGCGGGCCTGCTGGCCGGGCCGAAGTCGCTGAACTGATGGCTGGCCTGGACCTGTCCCGCGTCGACTGGCGCGAGCGCATCGCGGCCGGGCGCTCGCTGCTGCCGGATGTCGAGCTTGATCCGGCCGAGGCGGACCGTGCGGTTCGGGTGTTCAACATGCTGCGGCTGCCGGACGTCGCTGGCATGCCCTGCCTCGGCGATGCAGCCGGCGACTGGTTCCGCGATGCTGTCCGCGCACTGTTCGGCAGTCTGAACCCGGCGACCGGCCGGCGGATGGTTCAAGAGCTGTTCATGCTGGTCCCGAAGAAGAACAGCAAGACCAGCTACGGAGCGGGCCTGATGCTGACGGCAACGCTCATCAGCCAGCGCCCGCACGCCGAGTTCCTGCTGGTCGCGCCGACGCAGGAAGTCGCCGAGCTTGCCTATCGGCAGGCTGTTGGGATGGTTGAGGCCGACCCGGTGCTGCGCGTCAAGTGCCGCGTGCAGGACCATCTGAAGAAGATCGTGTATCGGCCGACTGGCGCGTTTCTCAAGGTCAAGTCTTTCGACCCGCGAACCGTCACCGGGTCCAAGCCGGCGGGCGTGCTGCTGGACGAAGTGCACGTGATCGCCGAGGCGCACGCAGCGGATCGCGTTGTTGGGCAGCTTCGCGGCGGGCTAATTTCGCAGCCAGAAGGCTTCCTGGCGATGATCACGACGCAAAGCGAGCGCGCCCCATCCGGCGTTTTTCGCGCCGAGTTGATGCGCGCCCGATCCGTCCGCGACGGCCGGCTGCGGGCCCCGATCCTGCCGCTGATCTACGAGTTTCCGGAGGGCACCGACTGGCGCGATCCGGCGAACTGGCCAATGGTGCTGCCCAACCTGGGGCGCTCCATCCAGATCGACCGACTGGTCAGCGACTACGCCAGCGCGGAGGCTGCGGGCGAGCAGGAGATGCGGCGCTGGGCATCGCAGCACCTGAACGTCGAGATCGGCGTCGCGCTGATGAGCGATGCCTGGGCCGGCGCTGAGTTCTGGCCCGCTCAGGCGCGGCCGGGCCTGACGCTGGAGCAACTGATTGAGCGGTGCGACGTCATCGAGTACGGCATCGACGGCGGCGGGCTGGATGACCTGCTGGGCGTCGCGGCGGCCGGCCGGGACCGGGAAACGCGCGAGTGGCTGGCCTGGACCCGGGCCTGGGCGCATCCGAGCGTTCTGGAACGCCGCAAGAGCGAGGCCGAGCGGCTGCGCGACTTTGCGGCAGACGGCGATCTGGTCATGGTGGATCGCATCGGGCAGGACGTTGAGCAGGTCTGCGACATCGCTGAGCAGCTGGATGCATCCGGGCTGCTGGATCGCGTCGGCGTCGATCCTGTCGGCATCGGCGCGATCGTCGCCGGCCTGGAGGCGCGCGGAATTGAGCAGGAGCGAATCGTCGGCATCAGCCAGGGATGGCGGATGAACGGCGCAATCAAGACGACCGAGCGGCGGCTGGCCGAGGGCGCGCTATGGCATGGGGGACAGCGGATGATGAACTGGTGTGTCGGCAACGCGAAGGTCGAGCCCAAGGGCAACGCAAT